GAACAAGGATTACGACGGCCTCGATTCAATCACGCTTCCGAAGACTCCGAGCGAGAACAGGGGCCTCAAGAATCTTCGGAAGCAGATCGAACGCACCCTCGGCATCACCAAGCTTGGTGATTGAGCGGCCTTTACGCCGCCGCCGTCGCAACGCCATCCAGCCGCACCGCGACGCTGGTGATGCCGTTCCCAGCCGCCTCCACCGCCACCCCGATGGGGAAGCGTCCCGCGGCCGGGGCGGTAACTTCCTTCGCCGTGTTGTCCCACGAGACACGCGCGCCGACGGTCAGTACCTCAGCGCTGGCCTTTGGCAGCTGGAACACGCCGGTGGTGGAAAGCTCGACGGGGTCGCCCTCGGCCGAAGAATAGGCGGCGATGCCGAAGATGCTGCCGACGATCAGCGCGTCGCCCGAGGCGATGCCACCCGCGGGCGTGGTGACGCGGACGATGTGGCCGTTCTGGAGGTAGTTCTTCATCTCAGAGCCCTTTTGAGGATTGGATGCGGACGACCGAAATGCGCTCGGTCGCCCCTGCGATCTGCCGGTTGAGGTCCGCGAGCGCAGCGGCCATCTCGCCGTCGCTCGCGTAGGTGACGCGCTTCCCGTCGTATTCGATGGTGCGGATGCCCCGGTAGCGCGCGGCCATCAGGGCGTCGCGCCAGGCGGTGAGCTGGGCGAGGTCGGCCATCACGCGCCTGCGTTCGCGAACCAGCCGCGATGGTCGATGAAACCGGCACCGAAATCCAGGATCACCCGGATCTCGACGCCGTCCACGTCCCAGCCCGAGCGGCTCTCGACCTGTGGGCCCTCTGCGCCCGAGAGGTAAGCGAACTCCAGGCCGTCGATCTCGCCGGGATCGGCGGTGACGTACCAGCGGGTGGCGCTGGACAGCCGCGGCTCCACCACCAGCGAGAGCGAGCCCGAGAAGGGGTTCACGTCGGCTGCGGTGGCGGGCGCGATGGAGGCCAGCCACTTCTCGGCGGTGGTCTCCAGCGCGGGCGGGACCAGAAGGTTGCGGGGTGTCACGCGGATCGTGCGATCCTCGATGCCCTTCTGGGTCCGGAGCGCCAGCCGGGCCGCCGACAGCGTCGCGTCGGAGATCACCGCACCTGTGCCTGCCTTGTTGCCATGGTCGGCGTGGAACAGCGTCTTGCCGTCCGACATCGTGGGCCCGTTGCCGCTGCCCGCCTCGAGCAGGGTCACGAGGATCCGCGCCTCGGTCTCGGCGGCGGCCTGGCCCATGCGGCGGGCGAGGTCGGAGAAAGCGCCGAGGTCGTCATTCACCAGCACCTGCCGGGTGATGCCGATCTTCCGCGCCCAGGTCTCGACCTTGTAGGCCTCGCGCGCCTCGGCCATGGTCCCGGCCTTGATCTCGCCGTGCTCGTTCAGCTTCTCGAGTAGCGGCGCCTCGCCCAGCATGATCTTGTTCACCGCCCGGAAGTCCCGCGCCGTGGTCTGGCGGCCGAGGCGGCGGATGCCCGAAGGCGCGGCCTGGTAGGCGTCGCGCAGCACCCGGCCCACCGTGTCCCCGAGGATGATGGGGAAGTCCGAGGTGGTGTGCAGCGCGCGGGTCACGAGGCTCGCGGGTGAGAGCGCCATGGTGGACTCGCCGCGGAGCGTCAGCAGTTCCTTCGCCATGTCGACCGGGGTCGAATAGGCATAGCGCCGAGCCGGTTCGCTCAGCTCGTGGCGCGGGTTGATCCGCGCATACAGCGCCTCGCCCATCTGTCGGGCGCGAAGTGCCGGGTCGTCCTGGCTCTCACCCATCTCGATGCGGACCTGTTCGGTGCGGATCGCAGGCGCGCTGCGGCTCGCGAGCGCCTCGAAGGCGGCGCGGCGGGCGGTATCGGGATCGGCACCTCCGTCGATCTGGCCGTCAATCCACGACTGGTCGAGCCCGGCGACGCGGGCGATGGAGCGGATCTCGGCATTGGCCTCGGTACGATTGATTGCACCGTTTCCGTCAGGAACGGTGCTCTGGCGGCTTTGCACATCGTTGCCAGCTCCAAAGATGTCGCTGCGGCCCTGAGCAGTGGTGTCAGGCGCAACTTTGCCTGTTGTATCGGTCATCTCTGTCTCCATGCGAATGTGGGCGCCGGGGTCGGCGGGCGTCGGCACAAGGGAAATCTCGTGAGGTGTCCAGCGCACAGCGGTCAGCACGCGCGCGCCGTTTTCGGTGGTCTCGGCCCAGTCCTCGACAGAGTAGCCGACCGAGACGTGGCGCAGGATGCCCGCCACGACGTCCTGCCAAACGGCATCCACCTCTGGTCGTGCCGAGAACTGGATCAGGGCCGTGCCGCGCTTGCCGTCGACGGCGGCGCTCCGGACCGAGCCCAGCACATCGCCGACCGCGCCCTGGCGATGCGCATCGAGCACGCTGGCGCCCTCGAGCCGAGACAGGTCCACCGCATCGCGCGCGAGGCTCAGCCGCTCGATGTATTGCCCAGCCATGTCGCGGCGGTGTACCGGCGCCCCGGTGGACCAGACCACCTCGACGGTGCGGGCCTCGGGATCGGCCGTGGCGGGGGCGAGCGTCGCACGACGGGCGAGAAGTTCTGCTGCCTCAGTCATTGTCGGTCTCCTGCGTCTGTGCCGCCGCCTGGCCAAAGCCTACGCCGAGTCCATCGGCGCGGCTCCGGTCGGCGGCAATCTCGGCGTCGACCTGTTCGGCGTCGTAGCCGCGCTCCGAGATGGCCTGGCTCCGGCTCTTGAGGCCGGCGTCGATTGCCATGATCTCGGCCTGCACGTCCTTCATCGGATCGACGTAGTCGAATTTCGGCGGCAGCCATTCGCAGCCCAGATACGCCTCGGGGTTCCGGTCGAAGTCGCGCGCAGGCAGCTCGCCGGTCAGCACCGCGAGGCGCACGAACCGCTCCCAAACCGGGCGGCAGAACAGATGCACGACCACGTTGTGCTGCAGCTGCTCGACCCGGCGGCGGAACTCGATCAGCCCCGCGCGGATTGAGGAATAGGTGACGCCCTCCAGATCGCCCGAGACCAGCTCGTAAGGGAGGCCAAGTCCGGCTGCCACGGCGCGCAAGTGGTTCTTCACGAAGGGGGCATAAGCCTCGTTTTCGGTCGGGTTGGAGAAGCGGACATCGGTGCCGGGGGGCAGCGGGATCAGGCTGCCGGGCTCCATGCCGACATTCAGCGTTCCGCCGGTGTTGGTGCCCGAGAGTCCGCCTGCGGTGCCGTCGGGATCGGTGATGAAGCCGGTGAACAGCGCCGCGACCTTGGCCTTCACCAGTGCTGCGTCCTCGAACTGGTCGAGTTCATGGAGCCGCAGCAGCACCGGCGCGAGCCAGGTGATCCCGCGCAGCTGGCCCGCGGCAAGCGGCTTGAACAGATGCAGGCAATCGGCGGCGGGGACGCGGATCGGGTCGATGCGGTGCGACCCCAGCGGATCGCCCGGGCGAGAGGACGACACCCGGTAGGCGACCCGGCGTCCGGTGGCATCGAACTCGATGCCCGCTCGGATCCGCGCCCCGCCGCCGATCTCGCGGTGAAAGTCCAGCGGCACCTGCTCGCGATCCAGAAGCTCGATGTGCAGGGGAACGGCGCTGGTCTCGGACGGCACGCGCAGCCGGGCAAAGCTCTCGCCGCTCTCGACCATCGCGCGGACGGCCATGGCCTGCAAGCCGTAGAAGTCCGCAAGCCCGTCAGGTGCAGCGTGATCGGTCCAGCGCAGCCAGATCGCCTGCAACCGCTCGCGCACCACGCGGTCGGGGTGGGTGGATTGCGGCTTGATCCCGGCGCCGACGACATTGCCGACCAGGCTGTCCACCGCCGCCGCGACCCACGGGTTGTTCCGGGCATACCACTCGGACCGCCGCGCCGCCGTGGTCGCGCCCGCCAGGATTGCGCCGTTCACGCCATCGACGGTCTTGGCGCTCTCCCAACGCCGTCCGCCACCCGCAGCGTCGAAGCCGCGAGTGGGCATGAGGCCGAGAAGGCGATGGAGGAAGGTCCGCATGGGCGGGAGAATCTCACGAACGGGAGAGTTAAGCTATTGGGAATGTTTGGGAATCATTCATCAGCGGGTCGTGCGGGCTTATCGGCGGCAACCCGCCTGGTTACCAAGTTGACTAGGGCCGCCAAACTTGGCATAAACACCGCAAAACAGCGCCAATCCGACGCATGTTCATTTTTCATTCCTTTTTGGTTACCGAAAGAGAAATATGGCGACAGGCATCACGAAGCGCGAGCAGCACTCGCAAGACGCATATACAGCTTCCGAGCTTTTTCGGGAGCCTCTTCCGCTACCAGATAATGGTGCCGGCTTTGAGTTGGCCTATCCAAACAAAGCAACTGATGAGGAGATTCTTTGTGCCGAGCCGCGTCGCTTCTTGAAGCTAACGGGCAACGCGGCACAAGAGACAAGTATCGGATCTGGAATGTTCATTTTGGACGATAACTATTTTGTGCTTAACCAAATGGTAGCTGACGGAAATAAGGCCAATCTATTCTATTTGGATCCTCCCTATGGAACTGGGCTTGATTTCCAGTCTCGAGATCTTAAGCATGCCTATAAAGACTCAATGGGGCAGGCTGCCTATCTTGAGTTCATGAGGCGCAGGCTGATCCTGATGCGTGAGGCGATGGCATCTGATGGGTCTATTTATGTCCATATTGGGCATCATATGCTTGGTCATCTTAAGGTTTTGATGGACGAAATATTCGGAGCCGACAATTTCCGAAATATTATTACTCGCCGAAAGTGCAGTAGCAAAAATTTCACGAAGAAGCAGTACGCAAATATCAATGACTACATCTTGTTTTATTCAAAGGGGCGTTCGTACAAGTGGAACCAGCCCGGAGTAGAGCCAGAGCAGGCGTGGATTGAGAAAGAGTATCCTAAGATCGACTCGATTGGCCGAAGGTACAAACTGGTTCCGATCCACGCTCCGGGCACAAGACGGGGCGAAACTGGTCAGCCGTGGCGTGGAATGATGCCGCCTCCTGGGAAACATTGGCAGTACGCTCCTTCGAAGCTAGAGGAACTGGATTTTCAGGGCGACATCCACTGGTCACGGAATGGAAATCCGCGAAGAAAAGTATATTGGTCGGCTGACAAGAAGACCGCGCTGACTGATTACTGGGATCAATTCCGTGACGCCCATCATCAGAGCATCCAAATCACGGGTTATCCCACTGAAAAGAATCTTTCCATGCTAAAGATGCTTGTGGAAGCAAGCTCTGATCCGGGTGATCTTGTTATGGACCCCTTTTGTGGTTCTGGAACAACCCTTCATGCAGCGCGAGACCTCGGCAGGGAGTTCATCGGCGTCGACGCCTCGTTCGCCGCCGCAAGGGCAACGCTGGTGCGCATGCGGCATGGGCTCAATCCGATGGGTGACTATGTCAAGAAGAAGGAATCTGACGTGGTACAACTTGCACTCGTTGAGGAAGAGCATACAGTCGCGCAGCAATGTGCATTCGTTGTTGATGGACGCTTGCTGGCTGCGTTCGAGAATGAACTACTCGAGATTTCCGGAGTCTAGCTTTCAAGCCAATCCGGTGTGATGCGTTCTGCAGCGATTTTCAATGTCACCACCCGCACCCGACCGTCCCATTGTCCATCGAGGACGCACGCTTCTTCCCAAGTGTCGCCGTGCATCAATCCCGGCCCGTCGGAGAGGAAAATCAACTTCAACCTCGTAGGGGTCAGATTGTCGAATGCCTTGGCCTTCTCGACCTTGTTCGCATTGCCGCCCGTGCGATCATCAGACTGCGCACCACCGCGCGTGGAATCGTAGCGGGCAAAACCTACTGCAAGAACCTCTTGATCTGTAGACCGTCTTACAACGAAGTCGCACGGATAGGAGCCATTGAAATCCGGATAGAGTTCAGAAAGCTCGATGTCCCTTCCCGCGCCGCGTGGTCCCTCAATGATGAAGCGGCCGCTGAAGTGGGACTCGAACCAATCGAAGAAGGCGCCCGTAAGCTGGTATCCGAGCTGGCCTCGCGTGTCATACTCGCCAACCAGTGCGGCCAAGGCGTACTTGTATTCCTTTGGGAAATTTCCAAATTGCCGCCTAAGTTTCTCAATCGGCTTGAATGTCTCACCATAGGCTTCGACCAGCGTTTCAGTTGAAACCTTCCGGATTTTCTTGGTTGTTTCCGTGTCCAAGACAGGAGATACACAGCGGCGATACATTTTCAGCAAGGCCATTCGCTCATCTGCATCGCGGTCAGCCTGGCGGATTTTCTCCAAGATCTCTGCGCTACTACTCGAGTTACGAATGAGATCGCAGAAGACATCAATTGCGTTATCATATTTCTCGGTCAGAAGATCGAGCACCTCTGGAAACCGGATAGTGCTGTCAATCGGTGTGATGATCTCGCTGACATTCGAGATGGTGCGAAGAAACTTGTGGTTGGACATGCTCGAGACGTTTCTGGGTGTGTCTGTTATAAGCCTCAGATACTCGGGCACTGCGTAGAGGCTGTCAATCGTGGTTGACGAGGTTTGGTCAGACGAGCTCGGACGCTTGCAGGCGGTGTACCCTCACCTGGCCGAGATGCTGGGGCACCTTCCCGCCCTCGAAGCACCACGAGTCTATTCTGGACCTGTTGCTGAGGCTGTCACGCGTATTGTGATCGGACAGATGCTTTCTGGAACGGCGTCTGCCACGATCTATGAACGCGTCCGTTTAGCGCGTGAGAGAGCGGTCGTGTCGCGAAGTTGGTGGAAATTTGAAGGTGGCGTAATCTCCGGGTGATCCTGAACCACCCAACCGGCGGCTGGCACCGCCAGAGGAGATCACGCCATGAACCAGACTACAGACACCAGCGCGGTTTCGCTACTTGCTTGCGACGACGGCTTCGACCCGATCGAGGACCGGCTGCGCGCGAATATCCGCAGCACCATCGAGACCGTTTTCAACGAAGAACTGGACAGCTTTCTCGGCCGCCTTCGCTACGGTCGAGAGGCCGGGGCGGTGAAGGGGTATCGCCACGGCCAGCGGGATCGCCGGATCACGGGGACGTTCGGGACCGAAACGATCAGCGTTCCCCGCGCCCGCGTCGAGAACAAGGACGGCAAGGTGCGCGAATGGCGCTCGAAGGCGCTGCCGCGTTACCAGCGCCTGACGAAGCGAGCCGAGGCGCTGATTGCATCGGTCTATCTCTCGGGCACCAACACGCGGCGTGTGAAGCGCGCGCTGTTCGCACTGTTCAAGGGGGCCGTCAGCAAGGATGTGGTCAGCCGGGCCTGGCGCAAGGTGAAGGTGGACTGGGACGCATGGTGCGCGCGCAGCCTGGCCGACGAGGACATCGTGCGCGTGATCCTGGATGGCACCGTGATCAAGACGCGGATCGACAAACGGGCGACGAACATCTCGGTTCTGGCGGCCATCGGGGTGCGCCGTGACGGGCAGAAGGTGTTGCTTTCCATCATGAATATGGGTGGCGAGAGTGCTGCGGCATGGCGCCAGTTCCTCGACGATCTCGATGCCCGCGGGCTGAAGCGCCCCGAGTTCGTGATCGTCGATGGTGCGCCGGGGCTGGAAGCCGCTTTGGTGGCGCTCTGGGGCGACGACCTGCCGATCCAGCGCTGCACCGTTCACAAGCATCGCAACCTTCTGGCGCATGCCCCGAAGCACATGCATGAGGAGCTGGGCAACGACTATCGCGACATGATCTACGCCGACACCGCGGCCGAGGTCGAAAAGCGCCGGAAGGCATTCCTTCGCAAGTGGCGGCTGAAATGCCGGGCTGTCGCCGACAGCCTGGAAGAAGCCGGGGAGCGGCTGTTCACCTTCACCCGGCTCGATCCGGCGCAATGGAAGGCGGCACGGACCACCAACGCCATCGAACGGTTGAACGGGGAGTTCCGCCGAAGGATCAAGACCCAGACCGTGCTGCCCTGCGCCGAAACCGTGCCGATGCTGCTCTGGGCCTTGCTGGCTTCCGGTCAGATCAAAATGCGCAAGGTCGACGGGTGGCAGACCCTCGACAAACCGATCGAGCCCATGCCCCTTGACCTCGCTGCCTGATCAGGCCCAAATCACACCGCTCGGAGGACGCCGCCGGAGAATTTCCACCACTTTCGAGACGCAACCGAGAGAGCTGGTCTTGCAGGCTCTTGGCTACTACCAGAAGCCGACCTCCGTGCTGCCGGATTGTCCGCGCGAAAGGTGAAGACGGTGAAGGCCTTCGGTGAAAGGTATGATGAATGCGCCGAAAAAATCGAAACGTGGCGCAACTTGTCGTACCCGGAGCTGCGGAGGGAGGTCGAAGCGTGCTGGGGCCTTTCCCGTTGGTCGGGCGACATGTTGGCTATATTCTACTTTGGGCACAGAGATGTTTTCCCAGAGACTGACGGAACCATCGTGCGAGTGTTGGAAATGCTCCGCAGTCAATTTCCTGAGCAAGAAGTCGATCCGGAACTCGTTCGCCCTTATAGAACATCCCTCGCCTTGGCATTTTGGAGCTTTGTCGACACGGGGCTCTTGCGAGGCCGGTCGTAGCTTGCGGGCTTGCAGCGGGCTAACGCATCCACGCTGACCGGATCACGGGCGCGGCGTTGGCACCTGCACGCGTAGGCAGAGACGTTAACTCCTTCGCCTCCTCGTTCAGCCGGAGCCCCATGCTGATGAGCCCGTGCAGGGCGGCGTGGGCGTAGACGAAGGTGTCGAGGGCCTCGTTGCGCTCGCCGTCGCGCTTGGGCTGCCAGGAGCGGATCGGGCGTCCGCGCTCGAAGCGGGTGACGACGCGCTCGGCGGTGAGCTGGCGGAAGTAGTCGGCGTCGAGGCGGCGGGGAAAGTGGATCGCGCCGGGGCCGGGCTCGGACAGGCGCAGTCTAGCGTAGACGGCGTCCTTCACCGCGTCGACGCCGACGATGAAGAGCGGGATCTTGCCCTTGTTCGTGCGCGTCGGGCGGCGCGGCCACACCGGGATGCCGGGCCCGCCGCGGCCCTTGATCGCCCAGATGCGCCGCGCGAGGCGGGTGCGGCAGAACTCGTAGGCCATCTTGGTGTGGTGGCCGCCGGTGTCGATGGCGGCGGCGCGCACGGGGAGCTCCATGCTTGCCGGATGGGGGAAGGTCGCCTGCAGCACCATGTCGAGGTCGGACCAGAGGCGCGGCCCGGACGGGTCGCCCCAGAGCACGCGGTAGTCGATGACCCACGCCTCCTCGTCGCGGCCCCAACCGAGGATCTGCACCTCGATTCGGTCGCCCTGCACGTCGACGCCCGCGGTCAGCACGGCGACGCCGGCAGGCAGCGCGTCGCCCCAATCCTCGCGCCGGTCCATGAGCGGGTCGGCCGGAACGGTGTCGCCCGCCTGGTCCTCCCAGGACTCGCCCAGCTTGGTGTTGACCCAGACCTGCAGGCGGGCGGGGTCCTTGCGCACGCGGCCGTGCTCGGCGGCGATTTCGGCCCATGTCTCCCAGGGCGAATAGAGCGCGGAGAGGTGGAAGCCCGCGGTGCGGCCGTCGCCCTCCGCAGTCGCGCGCCACCCGCCCGCGGCCAGCAGCCGGGGCTTCTCGTGCTCGTGGTGGGCCCCGCCACAGGCCTCGCAGACCAGATGCGCCTGATCGCGCCGACCCTCGGGCCAGCGGATGCGCGCCCATGTGATCGGGGCCATGTCGCCGCAATGCAGGCAGGGAACGTGGTAGAAACGCTGGTCGCTGTGCTCGAACGCCGCCTCGATGCGGGAATGGCCCTTCAGGGTCGGGGTCGAGACCATGTAGATCTTGCGCCGCCCGCGGAAGGTGGCGGTGCGCTGGATCGCCAGATCGACCGGGTCGCCCTCGCCATCGGCGTCGCCGGGATAACCGTCCACCTCGTCGAGGAACAGGTAGCGGACGGGCGTGGAGCGCAGGCCCACCGCGGAATTGGCACCGGCCATGACGAGCTGGCCGCCGGGGAAGGACTTGCGGAACAGGCTGTTGCCGGCGTCGCGCGACCGCGGCGTGGCGACCAACTCGCGCAGCGCCGGCGTGGCCTCGATCAACGGATCGATCCGGACGGTCGTGTTCCGGCGCACCATGTCGAGCGAGGGCATGACAAGCATCGCGATGCCCGGCGCATTCTGGATGATGTAGCCGAGCCAGTTCAGCCCGGCCTCCGAGCCGCCGGTCTGCGCGCCCTTCATCAGCACCACGCGCTCGTAGGGACTCGCGGTCGAGAGCGCGTCCATCACGGCGCGCAGGTAGGGCGTCCGGTCCGTGCGCCAGCGCCCCGGCTCGGCCGAGGTGGGCGGCAGGATGCGGTGCCGGTCGGCCCAATCGGAGACCGGGATTGGTGGTTCGGGGCGGATGCCGCGCCGCCAGGCAAGGTCAATTTCAGGCACCATCGCCAAAACTCCCCAACGGCAGGTCGGCCAGATGTTCGAGATGCTCGCGCATCATCCGGTCGAGGGCTGCGAAGGTGGCGCGCGGGTCGGACCCGAGCTCCGCGGCCAGCAGGGGCGCGCTGCGCTGGACCCACGCCATGTGCGCGTCGCGTTCGGCACGGGCGCGCGCGAAGACCGTGAGCCGCGCCGCGTCGGCATCGATCAGCTTGCCCTGCTCGCGCTCGTAGGCCAGCCGGGCGCGCTGAACCTTCACGATCTCATGCAGCCGCTTCGCCTCGGCCAGCGTGGAACTGCGACCAGTCGTGGTCGGGGCACCGCCCTTCTGGCGACGGTCCGGGTCGAGGTTTGTCTCGATCCAGTTGAGCCCCTCGTCCACGTCGATCTGCCCGTCCGCCCGCACCGGCAGCCCATCAGCGACCAGTTGCGAGATGCGCCCTTTGGTCAAGCCGACGCGGGCAGCGAAGTCGGACTTGGACTCCAGAGTGTTTAGTTTAGGCATACCGGCCCCCTGACGCTGGCGGGGTTATGCGCTGCGCTCCCCCACATATAGATTTGCGCAGGAGGAACCGCCGCGCGGCTCGCGATCCGGCGTTTCCGCTCGCTAACAACGGTTCTGAAGTTTTCGCGAGCCGTGCCGTCCGGCGCCGTCCGTTGCCGATCTGTCGGGTTAGGTGGGTTAGGCAAAGTGAGGTGTTCCGGCCCGCTTCCTGTAACTGTCATACCATGCGTTGTGATGTGGGACGGTGTCTGTCGCAGGGCGGTGTCCACGTCGATGACAAAGCCCGTGACAAACAATGAATGCGGTGGGGATGACCTAACCCGACCTAACCTGCCTAACCCGAAGGCTCGGGAACGCTCGTCACGCATCGCAACCCCTCCGGAAACTTTCAGAACCGTCGGACGTTTCGGGACTCGCCTTGCCCACGGCCTGCAGCTGCCAGCGCACCCGATTGCTGCTCGTTCCGACGGCGATGATCTTGTGGCCCGCGACGATCCGGTTCTGATGCGCGGAGAGCCACCGCCCGAGCTGCGCACCGTTGATTGCGCCGCCTGCACCGGCGACGCGCAGCAGCGCCTCGCGAAACTCCGGGTTCACGAACTCGGTCCGGCCGCAGAGCTGCGGGCGCTGATCGCTTGCGCGCTCGATGATCTCGCGCACCGTGAAAGGTGTGAAGCCGATGATCGAACGCCATTCCTCCACGACCGCAGCCAGCGCCTCAAGTTTCGGGTCCGCGCCACGCATGCCTTCCATCGTGTCGCAGGGATCGGCCTCTCCCAGCCAGATCAGCGCATCGCGCACCCAGCGCGACCAGTCGGTGAAGGAGCCTAGCGGCGCGCGCATTTCGGGCCGACCGGCGATGTGGAAGGCGCGCAGGATGGTCAGCCCGGCTGTCACGTAGTCACCGCGCTGGGCGGTGACCGTGGCGACGGGATCGCGGTCGAAGGCGCGCAGCTCGGGCCGCTCAACGCCCGCGTCCAGTGTCGCGCGGATGGCGCGGCGGGTCATGTCGCCCTCGAAGGTCAGGTTGTTGCCGGTGGCAAAGATGGCCGCGTTGCTGGGCACCTCGGCATTCAGCGACTTGCCGAGGATACGGACCTTCAGGCTCGTCTGCGTCAGGGTCTGGCAAATCAGCTCACCGCCGAGCGGTTCCTCGCAGTTGTCGATGGCGATCAGCACGTCGCCTGCGATCAGCGCGGCGCCCAGCCGCTTTTCCATTTCCTCCTCGGACTTGCCCTGCGCGATCACCGGCGCGGGGCGGGCGGTGGCGATCAGGCTCGCCAGGTCGACCAGCATCGACTTTCCGCTGCCCGCTGTCGGTGCGTTGAAGCCGTGGAGCGGTGATGTGGGTAGCGAGCGGCGCACCAGCGCGGTCAGGATGGCTGAGAGCGCCACAGCGCGATCCGCCTCCGTCACGAAGGGAAATGTCGCGATCAGATCCTTGAGGAAGCCTAGCGCGCGCAGAGCCATGTCCCGATCAGGATCACGCGGGAGCGCGAGGAACTTGACGGCCTGCGGATCAAACAGCAGCCCGGTCTGCGCATCGTAGCCCGGCAGGTCGAGGATCGACCCATCGGCGCGCAGGGTCGGGCAGTTGATGATCCCGGTCAGCACCGGCAGACGCCACTGGCCATCGCGCGCCAGATAGGTTTCTGCCAGCCTTTGCGAACAGTCGGTGCTGATCCAGTCCCCGGCACGCATATCGAACCGTTCCCAATAGGCAGCCTTGGTGAATGCTTCGGCCATGTGGTGCGCCTTGACGTTCACCAGTCGCGGGGCATCGATCTGCCGACCACTGGATATCGCCACCGGCGTCATGGTCGGGCGCACGACGATGCTGCCGCGCTGATAGAAGCCCAAATCCGCGCGGATCAGCGCATCTTCTGCCTCGTCGATGGTTTCTGGCATCATGCCCGCACGCATGCGGATAAGGGGCCGGTCGCTGTCAGTTCGGGGCTCGTCGCCTGCCTCCCGGGTCGCAGGGCGCACGGCGCGCACGCGGCGTGGCTGTTCAGCGCGCCAGCCGCTCTGCCGCGCCAGCCAGAACAGTGTGCCAACGGTCACGCTGCGCACGCCTGCGAAGCCGTCCCATTTCTCAGCGGTGTAGGGCGGGTCGTTCTTTTCAGCTTGCGCCGACCAGCTTTCCCACAGGTCGCGTCCCTCGGAGCCCAGCGCGGCGTAAAGCGCGAGCCCGACCTTGATCCAGTCGTCATAGGACAGATCGTCGTTCGGGATGTGGCTGACGGCCTCCTCGACCAGCTCGCGTGACGGCACCTGGTTCCGCTTGAGCCCCGCGGCCTTGCGGCCCTCGCGCTCGATCTCGCGGCGATCGGCTGTGCTGTGCCCGCCGACCTTGCGCAGATACGTCTCGGCGGCGGCGATAAATGCCTCGCACCGTTCCTTCGTGACCGGCGGCAACCCGTGCAACGGCACGTCGAGCGGCGAGCATTCGGGCCAGTGGTAGGGCGCCTTCGTGTCGGGGTGGATGCCGAAAGCCACGAACTGTTGCCCGGTCGCCAGCACCTCGATACGCGCCACCGTGCCGTCGAGCATGTGGAACTCGGGCGTCTGGATTTTGTCAAAGGGCTCGTCGGTGCGGAAGGCGAGCAGGATCTTCGGCGCGCGCCCGATCCTCGAAGCGGGCGTCATGCCAAGCATCTCGGTCGCAATGCAGGTCAGCCGGTGGGCGTGCTGGTGGTCGAGCACATCGATGTCGATGCCGATGAGCGTGCCGCAGAGCAGGCCGGTGTTGGTGCAGTTGCGCTGCGCCTTGGTCCAGCGAGTAATCTCGGTCTCGTCGGCGCTGGCGCAGACGGTCTCCCAGCCTTTCATCATGGGCCGCTTTCCCGCAGCCTTCATGGCAACATGCGCGCCCAGCACCGGGACCGGGCGATAGTCGTGGCGATGCAGCTGCAAGCGGAGCTCGGTCGGAGCCTCGGGCGCAGCCGGGGCGGACGCCGCGCTGGAGGCATCCGCCGACGCATCATTGCTGGTCATGTCTTCGGTCGTACGGATGGCGTCGTCCATCATTCAGCACTTCACCTGCCAGTTTCCGAAGGCATCTCGCGCGCGTCGGTTGCGCGCAGGCAGCGTAGGAGTGAACGAGTGCACGCCGGAATAGACGGACGTCCTGAGATGCCGCGGGTCGGATCGAGGCGGCACCATTTCGTGCAGGTGGATTTCCAGCTCGGTCCGCAGACTGTCCAGTTCGACGAGGCATTTGCGCGCCTGGGAATGGTGGACCGTGTCGGGGATCGCCGTTTCGATCAGGTCCAGCATTGCCCCGCGACAATCACGGATCGCGTTGCCATACCGGACATGGTCGTCGGGCGTGATTAACAGAGGGGCCATTCTCATCGCGCCGCCTCCTGCCGCTCGATCCACTCGATCAGCTTGGACTTGCGCGCACAGATCACGTTGCCCATCCGGAATGTGGGCATGCGCACCTTGGCCTCGCTGGCGTAGTAGTAGACTTTTCGCCGTTGTTTCACGTCGCCGAAGACAAAGAGCGCGATATCGTCGGCCCCCCGGAGCAGATCCTCGGCCAGCGTCGGGCAAACCTCTCCTGTGGCGGGTCCAGCCCGCATTTCGTATCCCATGATGTCCTCCTGTGGGTTGGTTTCAGCCCGCGCTCAGCGCGCGCGTGATCCGATCCTCGATGTCGTTCAGATCGACCGCGGCAAACGAGGTGATTTCCGGATCCTCGAGAAGCTCGGGCAGCCGCCGCGACTGAATGATCTTCGAAAATGGCTGCGCCATATCCGGCTCCATGAACGCGGCATCGCTCTCGCTCGTGAGCCGCATCGGTCCCTCGCACATGACGAAGAGCGCGCGGTCATCCTTGAAGCCGTGCACGCCGAAGGAAATCTGAGGGCCGACAACAGCGGCCTGCAGCCCCAGCCGCACGAAGGCCGCCATGGCGCCCAGCGCGATGGCATCGGGCAAGGTGAACACCCGCGCCTTCCCTTTCTCGGGTTGATTTTTCGGCTTGAAGTAACCGCGCGAGATCCAGGCATCCACCTGGTAGCGGGTGATGTTCAACGCGTCGGTCAGTTGCTGAATGGTGATCTGCTGGGTCATTTCTTTACCTTTGACACTGTGCCAGACGTATGGATAAATGCCTTCTGACAGTCTGTCAACAGTGATCGGCAAGCTGCTGGATTTCGACTTGCATCATGCTCGGCATGGAGCGTTGTCCTGAACAGGAGGAACTTCATGGCCACGATACGAAAGCGAACGCTCCCCTCTGGCCTGGTGCGCTGGCAGGTGGATTTCACCGACCAGGCCGGCAAACGCCGCTCAAAGCTGTTCCCGCGCCGGAAGGACGCGGACGTTTACCTCGTGAAGGTTCGCTCGCTCGTCGCCAACAACACCTATCTGGCCGACAGCGAAAGCATCACTGTGGCCGATGCCGCGAAGGCATGGCTCGATCATTGCGAGGTGCGCTGCAAGACGGGACGGCGGATGGAGCGGTCCACGCTGCGCGGCTACAGCGACTACGTTCGGTTGCACATCACCGCGCAGGGGATCGGCATTGGCGAAAAGCTGATAGCCCAACTGACCCGCCGCCATGTCAATGAGTTCCGCGACAGGATGTTGCTGAACGGTCGGTCCGAGCATCTGACCCGCCGTGCCCTCTCTGTGCTGAAGTTGCTGCTCGACCACGCCATCGACAACGGCCAGCTGTTCACCAATGCCGCGCAGGGCGTGCGGGTGATCAAATCCAGCCGGGTCGACCACAAAGCCCCGGTTCCCTCGAAGGAGGCGATCCGCGCGCTGATCGAGGCGGCAGACGAGGATTTCAAACCGCACCTGATAGTGTCGGCGCTGGGCGGGTTGCGGGCCTCGGAACTGCGCGGGCTGCGCTGGCAAGGCGTGGATTTCGACAAGGGCTTCATCTACATCCGCCAGCGCGCTGACGCCTACAACCAGATGGGCGAGCCGAAATCACGAGCGGGCTATCGCGACATCCCGGCAGGCCCGATGGTGCTGAACGCCCTGCGCCGCTGGAAGCTGCGCTGCCCCAAGAGCGACCTCGGTCTGGTGTTCCCTGCGCCGCGCGGCGGCGTCCTTCAGCACACCAACACGCAGGCGCGTTTCCGCAAGTTGCAGGAGGCGGTCGGGGTGAAGCTGCGCTGGCATGATCTGCGCCACTTCGCCGTGTCACTCTGGATCGAGCAGGGCTTCTCGATCAAGGAG